TATCCTACAATTATTTCTATTTTACGTCCTGAAACATGAATAGATTTCATTTGAGCATATCTCATTTTAAATGAGTAATAAGATTGTTGATCTAATAACCAAGGATCTAAAAAATAACATTGCGTAAATAAATCTAAAGGTGATTTAGTTACAGGTGATCCAGTTAAAATTCTTTTGTATTTAACATTTTGACCTAATTCAATGATGTTTTTAGTTCTAATTGTAGAAGGTGTTTTTATACTTGTAGCTTCATCAATTGCCATCATGCAAGTATGACAATTTAAAAATTTCCAAGCAAATTTTTTACCTTTTGGTGTAGAAAAAGCTTCTACATTCATGACTAAAATTTGTAAATTATCGTTTGCTTCAAATAATTTTTTGTATTCTAATTCTTTCTTTTTTCCACCAACAGCTTCCCACATCACTATAGTTTTTTCTATATGATCACTCATGTGATTAGGTATTTCTGATTTTACCCAATTTTTATAGACACCTTTGGGTGCGATAATTAAAGCACCATTAATTTTACCTTTATCATAAAGCATAGATATATTATCTATAAGAACCTTAGATTTACCTGTACCCATTTCCATAAAGTACGCAAAAACCTTTTTATCCCATGACATTTCAAGCGCTTTCAATTGATGCTCGAATGGCTTAGTCTTAAATTTGTAGTGCATAATAATTTTTACTTTCTATTTACAGTATATATTATTTGGTATATTTAAGTCAATAGAGAAATGAAAAATAAAGTTTATGTCATCCAGGACATTCCTGGTACCAGGGAAGGTCGTCCTAAAATAAATATTATAGGAGCATCAGAGTTTGGTGAACTAAAAGTTTTACTACCTGAGAATGCACAAATAATATTAAGTGCAGGACCTCTCGTATTTAAGTTGCGTAAAGCATTAAAAGATTATACAAAAGAAGATTACCTTTTACTNACAGGTGATCCAGCNATTATTGGAGTTGCATGTTCAATTGTTTCAGATATAACTAACGGCCAATATAAGTTATTAAAATGGGACAANCAAGAAAGACGATATTATCCAATTGAAATTAATTTGTATCAAAAAATTTCAGAAGACTCTTGACAATCTCAATTTAAGGGATTATATTAGAAAGAATAGAAAGGTAGTATTATGAATAAAATAAATTTTGAAGACGATAGAATGCAGTCAATAGAAGCTGCAAACAACGCTAGTACATTATCTGAAAAGGTGATGGAATTAAAAGATTTAGAAGATGAAATAATTAATGCTGAAAATTCAATTAAGAAATTAAAAGAGAAAGCAAAAGTTATTTCACACATTGAAATTCCTGAAATGATGGAAACAATGAATATTAAAAAATTAAAGCTAAAAGATGGTGAATCAGTTGAAGTCACTAAATTTTATGGTGCATCTCTTGCACAAGGTAGAGATGAATCTGATTCAGATTATGCTGTAAGAAAAGCAGCGGCTTTTAAATGGCTTCGTGAAAACGGTCGAGGTGATGTTATTAAAAATGATATCACCGTTACCTTTGGCAGTGGCGAAGATAACAAGGCAGCACAATATGCTGTCCTTGCGCGAGGTCAGGGCTTTGAACCCGTCCAGAAGGAGAACGTTCATGCTCAGACACTCAAGGCAATTGTTGGGGAGTGTGTCGAATCTGGAGTCGACATACCCTCCGACGTATTTAAGACGTTTGTAGGTAACCAAACAAAAATTAAAAGGAGATANTCGATGCAAGAAACGAGAAACGAGAAACAAGTAGCGAGTAAAAAGTCATCTCTTCCATCTTCAATTTTATTTGAAGAAGATGCAGGTGCAGGTTTAGAAAAAGTAAAGAACGAAAGTATCGCTTTACCTATTCTTAAACTTTTACAAAATGTTTCTGGAGAAGCAAAAAAGATGAATGCTAATTACGTCGAAGGTGCTGAACCAGGAATGTTTTTAAATACAGTGACTAAAAAACTGTATAACGGGGAAAAAGGAATAACAGTTGTTCCTTGTCACTATAAATTAGAGTATCAAGAATGGTCTGATTTTGGAACAGGTTCAGTAAGACCTGAAAACATTTATCCAGATAGTTCTGATATTTTAACTAAAACAACAAAAGACCAAATTGGAAAAGATAGATTACCTAATGGTAATTATATTTTATCCGTAGGTCAGCATTTTGTTTTAATTGTAAGTGAAGATGGAACAGCAGAACCTGCTCTTATATCTATGAGTTCATCTCAAGGTAAAGTAAGCAGAAAATGGAATTCCATGATGTTGTCTCTTACTATGCAAGGTAAGAACGGACCCTACACTCCAGCATCTTACAGTCATATGTATAGATTAAAATCTATATTAAATACTGGTAAAGGTCTTGAGTGGTATGGTTATTCTGTTCAAAAAATTGGACCTGTAGAAGATGTTGCTATCTATGAGAGAGCGAAACAATTTTACAAAAGTCTAAATAATAGCCAATAGTAAACATAAAGGCGCCTCATTTGAGGCGCCTAACAACATATGAAGAGGGAATATGATAGAAAGATTACAAGAAATATTTAAAGGTCTTGAAAACGCTTACGGCCAAACTAAAATAACAAATGAAATTAGATCTGATGGGAAAAATGAAGTTAAATCTTATACAATTAAAAAACCTATTACAGATACACTTTGGGAGCAACACGTTGCAGGGGTCGAACCTGCATTGGGGATTGTTCCAATCAATGAGGACAATGAGTGTAAATGGGGATGCATTGATATTGACACCTATCCTTTTGATCACTTGAATTTAATTAAAAAAATTAGAGAAGCAAATTTACCCTTAATCGTTTTTAGATCAAAATCAGGTGGAGCACATGTATTTTGTTTTACAACAGAATTTGTTCCAGCGATATTAATGAGAAATAAACTTATTGCAATGGCATCAATCATTGGTCATTCAGGTGTAGAAATTTTTCCTAAACAAAATACGATTAAAGCAGAAAGAGGAGATGTTGGTAGTTTTTTAAACATGCCTTATCATGGCGGAGACAGGTCTAGTCGATATGCATTTGATGATGAAGGGCAACCAATGACGATGCATAATTTTTGTCAGTTTTATGATGAGATTGCAATTTCAAAAGAAAGTTTACAAAGATTAAATTTAAATCAAAATACAAAAGAAGAAACAGATTTCCCAGATGGTCCTCCATGTCTACAAACCATAACTAAACAAGGCGGTGTATCAGAAGGTGGGAGAAATAATTTTTTATATAACATTGGTGTTTATCTTAAAAAAGCATATCCAACAGAATGGGAAAGTATGTTGGAAAATTATAATGTAGAAAAATATGTAAAACCCATTATGAAAGCTACAGAAGTACTACTCGTAATCAAATCATTACAGAAAAAAGATTATGATTATAAATGCAAGGATCAACCAATCTGTGATTTTTGTCAAGATAGATTGTGTTTTACAAGAAAGTTTGGAAAGTCAGGTGCACCTGATGTGGATATTACAGGAATTCGAATGTTAGATTCAGATCCACCTGTTTATTTTGTAACTGCAGATGGTGAAACCATAGAATGTGATCCAGATACATTGCATGATCCAGATCGATTTTCTAAATTATCCATGGTGACCATTAACAAAGCATTATTATCTACAAATAAAATGATGTGGAAAAAAAGAATTAACAAGCTTCTAGCAGAAATGGATCAACCTTTAAAAGCTCCAGATGATATGAGAATGGATGTTATACTACAAAATGCATTGGTAGATTTTTTAAGTCGAAATGGCAAAGCCATAGAAGATATTTTAAAACGAAGAGCATATTCTGAAAATGGACACAGTTGGTTTAAGTTTAAAGATTTTTGGAGATACTTACTTGGAACTAAATTGTGGAATGAAAAAAATTATAATTATCAAAAAACAATTCGTTTAATGCAAAATTTATTTAAAGCAGAACCGGTGACTAAAAAGATTAATAAGAAAAGTGAGAAGGTTTGGCAGATTGAAGGTATTAAATTAAATGAAAGAATCATAAGAAAGAACGAGAAAAAGAAAGCTGAATTTGAAAAATGAGAACAATCATACCAGGACCACCTGGCACGGGGAAAACGCATACATTAATTCATAAACATTTAAAACACGAATTAATTAATTTAAAAACAGACTCTAAAAAAATTGCATATATTTCTTTTAGTACAGCTGCAGCAAAAGAAGCAAGAAAAAGAATTGAAGATGCTTATCCGCAATTTGAATTTGAATACATTTCAACGATGCACGCTATGGGTAAACGTTCTTTAAACATAGATACTAACACACAACTTTTACAAGGAAAAAACTGGAATGCATTTAAAAATTATTCAAAAATATGTGATGACTTATATTTTGAAAATAAAACTTATGAAAATGGTTACAGAGAATATACCAATCCATACATGAAAGCAATTCAATATTCGACTGCAAAACAAATAGATTTAATGGAAGCTGTTTATGAATTAGAACTTGATACAGAAATAGATGACGGTTTATTGTTTCAAATTAAACAAGATTTGGAAGATTATAAAAGAGATTATAATATGTTTGAATTTTCAGATATGTTAACCAAGTTTGTTGAGAAAGATGTGTGTCCTTCCCTCGATGCAGTTTTTCTTGATGAAGCTCAGGATCTGAATCCTCTGCAATGGAAAATGTTTTTTTACATCGAATCCCTGTGTAAAAGATCATACATTGCAGGGGACGACGATCAAGCGATCTACGCATTTCAAGGTGCAAGTCCAAGTGAGTTTATTAATTTAAAAGGTACGATTGATGCTCAAACAAAATCTGTGAGAGTCCCAAAGGCCGTTCACCAACTCGCCGTTTCTGTTTTAATGAATATTGATGAAAGATTACCTAAACAATGGAATCCTAGAGATGCAGAAGGAGAAGTTATTGATCATTTAGACATCACAGAAATAGATTTTAGTACAGGCAACTGGATGATTTTAACTAGAACGAACAGGCAAATGGAACCTATTGTTGATTATCTACATTCGCTAGGATACAGATTTGATTGTAAAATCAATGACTTATTACCATCTGATTTATTAGAAGCTATTAATGTTTGGAATCGATTAAACGATGGTGCAAGAGTATCCGGTGATGAAGCAGCGGTACTTTACGAGCATTTGACAAAGGCAGAAATTAAACACGGATTTAAAGGACAAACTTTTGATAATATTGATTCTGTAGATTTAGATGAACTTAGAATGAATCATGGTCTTGATGTATCCGGAGACTGGACCATTTTAAAAATGGATGAGGTGCAGAAACAATATATCCAGGAACTTGTGGCGAGCGGCGAGGATCTAACAAAGCCAGCAAGAATAAAAATTTCAACGATACATTCTGTTAAAGGTGAGGAATGTGAAAATGTTATTTTATTTACCGATTTAGAAAAAATTATTTACGATTCGGCTCTAGTAAATAAAGACACAGAACATCGTTTGTTCTTTGTAGGAATCACAAGAGCTAAAAACAAACTGTATATTATGAACCAGGGTTCAGAATATCAATACTACATAGGAGAAGATATATGACAAATAAAAACGATTTCGATCGTGTGTTTCCATCCATGAATCAAATTGGTGGTGAACATTATAAAATGAAAATACAACCTTATCATTTTATTATGGGCAATGACTTGAATTTTTTTCAGGGAAATGTAATTAAGTATGCTGTGCGTTATCAAAAAAAGAATGGCGTACAAGATTTAGAAAAAATAATTCATTATTGTGAATTAGAAATTGAAAGATTAAAAGGGAGAAATGGCAACAGTTAAACATGTAAATTATTTTGATCATTATCCAAAACATATTTCTATCTGTTCAGAAAGTTTAGGTGATAAAGAATTAAAATTAATTTCTAAATTAAACAAACTCGTTAATGGACCTGTTGAAGGTAATTATTGTTTTATACATCAAACAGTAATTGATGAAAAATCTGTTCCTATAAAAGAAAGATCTTGGAAAAGAGAGTTTTTAAGAAAATCTGTTAAAGGTTGTAAATATGGATTAGAAATTGGTTTTAACGCAGGTCATAGTTCTGCTATTATTCTTTCAACGAATAAAGATATTAAGTTAACTGCCGTTGATATTTGTCACTATAAATACACAATTAAAACAGCTAAATTTATGTTTAAATGTTTTAAACCTAGATTTAATTTTTTAGGTGGAACAAGTAAAAAAGTTTTAAGAGGAAAAAAGTTAAAGAATCAATTAGATTTTATTCACGTTGATGGTGGTCATGGAATAGAAGATTTTTATTTTGACATTGACTGGTCAGAAAAAAANTTAATTAAAGGTGGTAGGTTATTAGTTGATGATGCTTATTTACCCGATTATGTAAAATATCTTAATCATAAGATAGAAGAAGGTATTTTTAAATTAACAGAGCCAGAAGGTATGAAATCTTCTGGTGAAAATATTTTATTGGAAAGGTTATAATATGTTTCAAGCACAAACTGAATGGATTTGTCCAGAAAAATTTCCTGATTTATCAGGTTACCCTTATGTAGCCATTGACTTAGAGACCAAAGATCCTGATTTAAAATCAAGAGGATCTGGTTCTGTAATTGGTAATGGTGAAATTATAGGTATTGCGGTAGCTGTAGAAGGTTGGTCAGGGTATTATCCAATCGGACATCGTGAAGGCAATTTAGATAAAACAAAAGTTTTAGAATGGGTTGCTGACATATGTAAAACCGAAAATACAAAAATATTTCACAATGCCATGTATGATGTATGTTGGTTAAGAAGTTATGGAATAAAAATTAATGGACATATTGTAGATACAATGGTGATGGCATCTTTAATTGATGAAAATCGATTATGGTATTCATTAAATAGTATTGCTTATGATTATCTTGGAGAAGTTAAAGATGAAAAAGGATTAAAAGCTGCCGCGGAAGCAGCAGGCGTAGATCCTAAATCAGAAATGTATAAACTTCCTGCGATGGATGTAGGTTCATACGCAGAAAAAGATGCTGAACTTACTTTAGAATTGTTTAGAGTTTTATCTCGTGAAATTAAAAAACAAAATTTACAAAATATATTTGATTTGGAGACAAATTTATTTCCTTGTTTAGTAGATATGAAATTTAAGGGCGTTCGGGTGGACGTTGAAAAAGCTCACAAATTGAAACAACAATTAGTTTCACAAGAAGAAGCGTTATTGCTAGAAGTAAAAAAAGAAACAGGAATAGAAACTGAAATATGGGCTGCAAGAAGTATTGCACAAGTATTTGATAAACTTTCTTTACCATATTCCAGAACTGCAAAATCACAAGCGCCTTCCTTTACTAAAAATTTTTTGCAAGAACATCATCATCCTTTAGTTAATAAAATAGCAAAAGCTAGGGAAATAAACAAGGCACATACAACATTTATTGATACGATTTTAAAATTCTCACATAAGGGAAGAATACACGCAGATATTAATCCAATTAAATCTGATCAAGGTGGAACTGTGACTGGAAGATTTAGTTATTCTAATCCAAACCTACAACAAATTCCAGCAAGAAACAAAGATTTGGGCCCAATGATTAGAGGTTTATTTATTCCTGAAAAAGATCATACTTGGGGTTGTTTTGACTATTCACAACAAGAACCAAGACTTGTTGTTCATTATGCAGCAACAACAGAACCTATTTGTTTTGATGAATCTGTTTCTACCATTGTAGAAAAATTTAAAAATGATTCTGTAGATTTTCACCAAACGGTTGCAGATATGGCAGGTATTTCTAGATCACAAGCTAAAACAATTAATCTAGGATTATTTTATGGTATGGGTAAAGCTAAACTTCAAGCAGAACTTGGTTTATCAACAAAAGCCGAAGCAGAAAATTTATTTAATCAATATCATGAAAATGTTCCTTTCGTTCGTGAGCTGATGAATCGTACATCAGCTCATGCTCAAACGTCAGGGTCTATTGGAACTTTATTAGGTCGTAAATGTCGTTTTGATAAATGGGAACCAGCAACATTTGGAATGCATACACCTATGACTTTAGAAGAAGCTGAAAGAACTTATACTCGAGGTAGAATTAGAAGAGCATTTACATACAAAGCTTTAAATAAACTGATTCAAGGATCCGCTGCTGATATGACAAAAAAAGCAATGTTAGATTTATACAATGAAGGAATTGTACCTCACATTCAAATTCATGATGAACTCGACATTTCTGTAGAATCAGAAGAGCAAGCAAAAAAGATTATTGAGATTATGGAAAATGCTGTTACACTGGCTGTCCCTAATAAAGTTGATTATGAATCAGGTAATACGTGGGGAGATATTTTTGAATGATAATCTTTACAAGTTGGAGAAGTAAATTATGGCATATCTTAACGCAAACATTCCCCCAATCTATTGCAAGGTTAGGTCCGAGTACCTCTATGATATGGACATGTCTAAGAAAGGTGAAAAAGATTGTGTTGCTTTTGGTATTACGAGCATATCAGGTCGTGCGTTGTTGTTTAATATCATGTTACCCAATGGTGC